TAGTGTTTCTGAAAAGGCACGCTTGTACTGCAGTACTCTGCTTAATACATCTGTAAACGCTACGAGGTTTCCTTTGTTACCTGAGTAATCCTTGTTTACCTGTGTAGCATCGTCTAGAACAAAAGCATCTGTAACGTGCTTAGTAATTGCGGTTAAGTACATCTCAGATAAGCTAAAGTCATCTGATTTCGGTAAGTATGTTCCTACAGAGGGGATGTCACTAAAGCTAAAGATATCTGTAGTAGCTTTGCTAGATGCTTTAGCCTGTGAATCAGCGAACACGAAGTCATCATCTGATATTTTAGAGATGTCTAAATACGAGGTATCCCCTGGAACTACGCTATCAGTAAATTCACGTTTGAAGGTGTTAACCACTGAAACTACATCACCTACCGTATAGCTGTCTGTGAAGACTTTATTGTAAGTTAGCCCTATGATGTCTGTGAAAGCAAAGATGTTGCCCTTGTTACCATAGAAGTCTTTATCAATTTGGCTTAGGTCGTCTAGAGTGAAGGCGTCAGTGAAGCTACGGTGGTATGCTACAACCCTTGCGAAGGTATCAGCAAAGGTAAAGCTATCTGCTTTTAATGCAGCGAAGTCATAGGCGCTAACATCTACTAGAGGTACACTATCTGTTAAATTCTTTTCTACAAGGTTGAAGCGTACGTCTGATAAAGGAAACTCATCCTTAAGCACTCTATTCTTAGAGTCTGGGTCAGTCCATATACCTGTAGCGTTAGCTAACTCATATGTAATACTCGCAGCTGGTTTAGCTGACGATACACTAGCTTGCAGTGATGCGTAGGATATTGAGGCGCGTATAGCCACTGTACTAGAAGTCTGCTCTTACCTTAAACTTTAGTTTATCAAAGATGGTTTGCTTACGCCCAGTTGAGTCTTCTGCCTCAATCTCGCCTTCGTAAGTACCAGCATCAACATCTAAAGTTGTGGGATTCCACTGCATGAAACACTTACCTGAAGTGTACGGTGCAGTTAACCCACAAGTAATAGTATCCAGAACTGCAGAACTTCCTAGGAGGCGAAAATGTACTCTTACGGTTTGCCCTGTAAGGTCGATAGGTGCCCACGTAGTGGCATCATCTTCATCAAGGGTTGCACCTGTCGCAGCGGTGTTTGAGTCTCTTAACGTAAAGTTAAGCTCTGGTTTGTCATCACCCGCAACAAGGTTGATTGTATCGTAATAAGCCATTATTTAACTCCTCCTGGAGGTTGTTCTCAGCATTTGGCATGCAATAAATTTGTCTTTATTATAACACTAGTTTCTTAGATAAAGCCATTATCTTCTAATTTAGTATTAGCATCTAAGTTATCCGGGTTACGTAGTCCTAATAAGTTGATCTGTTTACAGCTTTCGTTATAACGTAAGTAATATGTGTTGTTCTCAGCCTTCATGTCACCACTAATCGTAGCATGCGCCTTGTAAGCTACATAGTTAAGCAACGCCTCTGTGTATATCTGAGGTAGTTGTAAGTTTACTGTGATACTCTTAGCTAATTTAGGTGAAGCAGTATACGTAACGAGCATATCTTTCCTACCGTCCTCATCTGTACCTTTAATAACTAGCTTAGATGGGTCTTTGAATATTACAGATACGTTTACATCCACTTCATTTACTAGACGCTTTTTATCATTGTTAATAGCAATCTCTTCGCCATCTGTGAAGCTACAACTAGTAGCATGCAAGAAGTCATCTGGCAGATTAAACTCTTCACCGTTAAGTGCGAAGTCTAATTCCATATCTTTTTGTAGTATGTTGAACTTCTTATGCAACTCGATGTTAGCTAAGTTAATAAACGAGCGAAGCTTGTCTCTATTTTTAGCCTGCACTGTAGTAGGAGCGGCTGCTCCAGGAGTTAAGTCGCCAACATCTGATGTAGCTAACTGGCTAATCTCACCATTAACTAAGAAGTCCATATACTCGTAAACTTTCAAAAGGTTTCCCCTAAATAAATACTTATGGTATTTATCATACCACGTTGTGTAGTTGAGTAGTTACTTTATACAAAATAAGAACTGTCTCCTCCGTTATCAGGCTCCTCATCATCCCATAACATACTACCATCTTTACTATGCTCATCTGTTGAGACTTCACTAGGCTTCCACGCATTAAACTCACTTAACATAGAGATATTATCTATCTGGTCATCATGCTTAGACTTAAATCCCTTGATAGTTGCTAATGACAGCTCATCTATCATCTCAGATAGCTCAGCAGAGTCCCTCAGCTCCTCAGGAAACCATATCTTACCGCTTTTGAATAGTGGTACCGCAGTTTGCTGGAATCGGCTCATCTTGTCCTTATTAGGACGTATTCCTGGAGAGGTCTTCCCACGGCCTGAAGCTAAAGTAAAGTAGTTATTACGATTCATCATCTCATTCTGTATCCAAGCAATGAAACCCCCCTGCTGACCAGTAACTTCCACCCCCACCTCTTGAGGATGATACTTCTGAGCTAATCTAAACAGCTCATCTATAGATTCATTCATCAAGGCCTTCTTACAAAACCCATCTACCCACAACCAATCCCCGTTATTGTTGTACGCCCACACGTTAATCGTACTAAAGTCAGCACTTTCCTTCTCAGATGTAGCGAAGTCAGTAGTAATATAGAAGTTAAACGCCCCCAGGTTCGTCTTAACATTAGCATGTTTGTACCATATCATGTCACTGTCCTTAATTAGACGTTCCTCTTCAGACATAATACGTAGCATAAGCTCCTGGTTGAAGCCATCTAGCTTACCAGTCTTCTTAGCCTTATCATATTGGGCCGTAACATACCTGTAATCGAATCTATCACCCCAAGCACCTTTAAACTCATCCTCTGCACAAGGAAACTTTTCACACACTGGGTACACGTTGACGTGCCATGCGCCTGATTCTACTGCTTTATACAAAGGGTCTTTAGCATTAAAGGGAGTTCCAGACCAAATAGTCTTCTTTTTAGTAGGATGTAGTGCGTAATCTACAGCTTTGTACACAGTATCCTCAATACTGGCAATAACCGTAGGCGATCTAGCGTCATCATCACTGATTAAGTCATCTAACACAGCTAATGTAGGACGTTGTCCCATCTCTTTCGCACCACGAACACCAGTTTTAGCACCATACATCTTAACAACAAACTGTTTACCTTGTGCATTCTCAAATTCCATTCTAGCATCAGTAAATCTAATCTTAGGTATGTATTTTTGCAAGAAGTCACTGTTATGGTAGCGATACTCAACGTTCTTACGCATGTTCTTAACACCATTCTCCATGCTATCAGACACATATATAGCTAGATTTACCTTACCAAACCCAGGTATGTTGCCATACGTAGCTATGTACAAGAATAAATACTCACCCAGTACTGTAGTCTTAGCTAAACCACGAGAACACATATTAGCGATATTCTCCTTCATACCACCAACATTGTCTAACATTCTGTAATGAATCACAGGAGACTTGTGCTCCTCACCATCCTCACCGTTAACTAGCTTAATAAAGCTAATAAACTCTAGTGAAAACTCACTAGGCGTATATGTAGGGTCCTCTTCATAACTTATATCATTAAGCCACTCATCTACATCCTTTTTAATTAGCTCAGACATCTACTCCTCTTCAGAACGGTTACGTAGAAAGCTATCCCCAGAATTAGCGTCTGACTCAGCTTCTACTAATAAGTAGCTTACCTCCATAGAGATCTGCTCAAACCTATTTCTTTCCCGTTGGTCAGTTGATTCATTTATCCCCGCCTGTGCCATTAGTTTAATAGCCCTCAACTTACCCAAACAATCTGCCATACAATGAATCATTTATTTCTCCCAATAGTTATCTAAAACAACAACCAACCCAATACCCATCCCTATGAGTAATCCCAAGATTATTAAGTCCATCACCACTCTTCAGTGTTAATCCATCTACTTACAATATAAAACATAGCACCCATAGCGCCTATACCCAGCACACCTAACATAATATCCATCATAGCTCTTCATACTCCGTTTCAATTTCAGGTTTCTTCCGAGCAATAATATCAGAATGTGCCACAGTTTGTGCCGTAACAGCTCCACTCTCGATAAGCTTCATTTGTTGTTGTGCTAAAGCTCGTGTAGTTGCACGCAGCTCATCAATAGAATCATTAGAGTAATTGACATCAATCTCAATCTTAGCTGACTCAGGGGCTTTAAGTTGCATAATCAAGCACTCAGCCGCCTTCTGTCTAACAGTTTCTGATTTAGCATCCCGCATAAGCTCAGCTTGTATATTGATAGCTTCCTGATGAATATCCATATTTAAAATATGAACAGGAACTAACGATTGCTCCATAATCTTATTAACTAAATCACCACGATTGTACGCCGTAGAATACGAGGCAATATTCTTCCCAGTAATCCCATTATCCACTAAACGTTTGTACCTCTCAGGGAACGTCTTGCTGTAAGCAAGAGTGTTCCCGTCTCCGAGTAGCTTGAAACTAACAAACTTAACAGCATTTACATAGTCCATTGTTTTAAACTTACCACTCTGCAATACATTAGTGAAACTAAGTACATTATTACGGTAATGTTCTCTGAAATCCCCATCTTCAGTGTCATTAACAACATCAACCATCTTTTGTGTCACATGTTTGCGCAGCTTAGCAGGAAGCCCACCTTGTAATTGCTCAATAGTCAACTTACTCTCAGGATCTACCTGTGCTATCGCAGCAGTCTTACTCGTCATTTGCATATATATCTCCAGCAGGAATATAAGAATGGAAGTGTGCCTCAGCCTCTTCAATCACCTCTCGTATAAGCCCTTCATGTTTTGCCTCAAACCATTCCTTCTTAGCACCAATGGGTTGAACGCGTTTAATCAAAGCTTCCAGTATCTTCTTCTCCACCCTAATAGCATCCTCAAACGGATCACTAATAGCAATGAACTCAGCAGTATTATATGGCTTATGCGCATTATAATCCTTGTATCTACGTTGTAAATTACGAGACATCCCCAGTTTCACATACCCAGGATAAACAGAATCTTTAAGCACATAAATATACCCATGCTTAACCTCTACCTTATACGATATAGGAAAACTACGGTAGTCCCCCAAAGACATCTCAGATAATGAACTAGTCATTTTATTCATTGTTCCCCTCCTGTTTACGCATATCCCACTCTACCCGTGCAGCATCCTTCCTACCTTCCTCCCCAAACCACACATGCCAAGGATTCACATAGAAGTGAATGCCATTGCGTTGCACCATCTCTTTCTTAACTAATCCCTTCATACCCATCGATACCTTAGGCGCCCCCGTACCCATCTGGTCAGCAAGCTCTTTCTGAGTAGTTGCCAAATGATTATTAGCGTCACAGTTGTTCCACATATGTTTCCACAGTCTAGCCTCCATCTTAGGCATCTCCAGTAACAAGTCCACCACATCAACCGGGTCTGATTGAATCTCCATAATATTATCCACACACACCTGCCAGTATTTTTTCCGCATAAGCAAATTATACACAGTTCCAAAATAAGAGAACAATAGATTGCTAAAAACTAAACTATCCCTAATACAGTTACCACAACAGGTAATTCCAACTTCCCCATTCTTGTAACTTTTTCCCACTAGGAATGCGGGTTGTAGCCACCTCCTTTAATATATATTAAGAGCGGCAGCGATCCAGGGGGTAGAGCAGAGGTATATAGTAGTATATATAGTAGAGGGGTGGCCTTCACCCCCCGAAGGGGGGTTACGGTCACCCTTATAGTAGATTAATAGTAAAGAGCTTTTTTCTTAGAGAATTTTTTCACAAAATATTTTTTTGAAAATAAAACCCAAAAAGGGTACATAAGCTACACAAGCTACACTGTATTAGAAAACCATAATGTAGCAGTAGAGAAAATTCACATAATAGTTCCATAGCAGTAACTTACATCGAGAGATGTATGAAGTGGAAGGACCCCCCCTATCAAGTTAGCATAACTATCTTTTTATCAATGCTCTTTATTGGCAAGCGGAGCTTGCCTTATGAAAGCATAAGGCTTTCCAGGTGTCACTGCCTTCAGTGATGTATTGTAAGGAGACGCTCATGTCTAAGTACACGAGTGTTGGTCACGGCCTAACAATTGATGGTGAAACCATATTTGGTGTCATCGTTAATGTTGCCGAGGACTTCGAATTTACGAATGAGCAATTGCTCACTGCTATCCGCAAGGGTTCAACAGTGTCAATGGCGCCTATCGTAAAGAAAGAGGCCAAGACCAGCATCATTGCTTCACTTAACAAGTGATGTAGATGTAATACTGAATTAGCTTCGGGGAGTAATGCACCTGGCAACAGCACGCATAATCTACTCTAGTAGTAAATACTCTACTCTAGTAGTAATATAGGTAAAACAAAGTATGGGGTGAAATGCCCTGCTAAACAAACTTAATAAGAACATCAATAATCAATCACTCTTCGGAGTGGTTGGTTATTTTTTTAACACAAGAACTTAAAGCAACACAAGAGCAACACTAACACGGCAGGTAGATAGCAATTCAGTCTCTTGGGGGCGAGCGGAGCTCGCCTCATGGTAGTACATTTAAGTACAATTAATCTTAATCAAGGAGCATCATGCAAATCATTAAATCTATAAGTAAAACCATCCAAAACCTAGCCCTATTCATAGAAAACTTAACAAACCTCGGAAACGAAGCAGTTTCTGGCACTGACCCAAAAGAAGAAGGTGGTCTAAAACTAGCAATCAAAGAAACATTAGGCATGG